GTGGACCATCACTAAATCGGGAAATCCTTGATCGCCTGTGTTGGGTGTGATCCACCTACCCGGGCGAATCTGTGCGGGCTGGGTGTGCATAACTTTCCAGCGATGCAACTTAGCCAATGTGATGACGGCTTTTTGAAACTCTGCTTCTGACGGGTCGCTCATAGTGATGCCATAATCATTCGTCCGACATATTCGGCGACTTGTGGGACGACTGCGTTTCCGAGTCCTCTAAGTCTGTCCACCCGAGAGGGAATCCCATGAGCCACTCGACCCACGTCGGGTTCAGTCTCCCACCATTGCCAGCCGACATAGCTTTCAGTTCTGTTTCGGTCATGTCGCCAAATTCGACTCGTCGTTGCAATATCTGTCGCGATCCCGTGTTCCCCATACCCGACGCACTCATCGTGGGATATTTCCGATGACCATCTCGTATTTGTGCTAAATACGTCAAATCGGCAAAGTTGCGATTCTCGTCCTTGAACCCTGCCGCTCCCTTGTGATCTCTTGCTGTCGGCGTGGGCCACATCCTCACACTGTCTGCTAAACCCAGACTGTGACTGTTTCCGTTCTTGGCTTTTCTGCGACCAGTCGCAGTCAATTCCGCATTCGGATGTTCTACTTCCTGAGTTGTTGGGGTAGGCCACGCAGATGATTCGGTCGCGTCTATGAGGGGCGCCAACACTGGCTGCTGAAACAATCTGCCATTCCGCGTCATACCCGATTTCGGCAAGGTCTCCAAGGACTCTGTCAAACCCCATAGAGAGATGACCGCGTACATTTTCCAAGAGTGCGAATCGTGGTCGTAACTCGCTAATGGCTCGAAGGAAGTAAGGCCATAAATGTCGCTCATCTTTGTCTCCTTGTCGTTTGCCTGCAGTGCTAAACGGTTGACATGGGTAGCCACCAGCAATGACGTCTACTGGTTCAACCGTTGCCCAATCTATTTCTTTGATGTTCCCCAAGTTAGGTACATCGGGCCAATGCTTTTTTAGAACGCGACAAGCGTAAGGGTCAATCTCTGAATGCCATTTGACAATCATTCCGGCACGTTCTAAACCTAGGTCTATTCCGCCGATACCGCTAAAAAGGCTGCCAACTGTCAATGTCACGAATTCATCAGCCGATCAATGATCTCGGACGCTTCACGCTTCGTTGATGGTGCTTGTCCTTCATAGTTTTTGGCTCGAAGCATCGCCATCTGTTTGGCAGTCGGCGGTTCGCTAGATGACCCAAGCGACTGGGTTCGTTCAGGAGCTGCGTTAGTTGTCGTTTGTGGTTGTTCGCCTTGGCGGTACACCTTGACCATCTCCTCCAGTGACGCACGTTTCTTTGAGCCTTGGTACTGATAGTTAGCAAGGGCGCGTCCAGCGGCCGAGGTCTCACAGTTTTCTAATGCCGATGTTTTGTTGACCATTGATGACCCACGAATCTCCTCGGCAAACCCTGTCGTCGTCGGTACTGGGTCGGCAATGTCGGCATACAAGGACGCCTTCATGACGATGCGTGTTCCGTCGTCCACGATGATTTCGGTGATGATGCGTCCGCGTGGGCAGTCCTTCCAAAACAGTGGGAGGCGTTCTGCTACTTCTGCGTAGTCGGCTGGATTGAAACTCATTCAAACTCTCCGTCTATCCATTTGCCGTTAACAAGTATTTCCAAAGGACCTTCATATTTTTCGCCATAAATGTTAACAAAATTGATATGACTTAGTTCTCCATGGTCTTTCATATTGTCAGGATCATCGTTATAACAAAATTCAATTGCAACAATTAATGCATATTGTTTATTTTCAATAAGTTCCAATGTGGCATCTCTAATGTGACGCATTGGTAATGACGGAGCCACAACTTCTACAAAGTGATTCCAATTAACTTTGTCGTTAAAATTAACTTTCATGTTTCCATGTCCTTCATGTGTCGGGCCTGTGCAGGCGTTTGGGTTTTGAGATTGTTCATGACTCGAATCATGGCTACACAGCGAGCAGTTTCCTCCAATGTCATACCGACAAAACCGCCTTCCTCAGCACACGCTAAGCAGATACCGCGCAACTCGTTACGCATACGAATATCGCCAGTACGGAATGGTGCATCACAGATTTCGCAGTTCATTTGAACCCGCCCAGACGCATCGCCACGATTACATCCTGCGTGCTTTTAGTCAGATTTGACAAGTAGACGCCGTTTTCCTCAGCGACATAAGCCAACTCGGTAAGCGCCTTCCTAAGCATCGCTACATCATCCCTGAGGCGTTCAATTTCCCAAGTTGCTGCCTTCATCGCAATGTCGGCTTTAGCGATCATCGCGGTCATTTCTTGGATTTGGGTCATCACGGTCGGGGCTCCCTTATTTGTCGGTATTTGCCGTCACGATAGACCAGCGGTGTGGCAAAGATTAACTCTTTGCGTTCGTTCAATGTTAAACCGCCCCAAATACCTGCACATTCTTCCTGATCGGCTAAATATTGCATTGCTTCATTAAGACATTCAGGTCGTACCGGGCAACCTGCACAAACTGTCTTTGCTTCCTTAATTTTTTTAACAATCTGTTTTTCGCCGAGCCTGTGAATGAACAAGTCAATGGGCATACCTCGACAAGCTGCATGATCTCTCCAGTGACTTAGCACAATTTCCAAGGTTTCCATCCGCACCTGCCTGTTTCTTCTAGGTCGGAATACAGCAAGTAAGCAAAACGCAGGTTTAAGGTCGGGTCGGACATCGCTTCAGCAAATGGCATATTGAAAACCTGCTCCACGTACTTGGTGTGGATTTGGTTGATTTGCGCGACGCCGTGGTCATGGCCGTTGAACCATTTCACTAACTCGGGATCACTGGACAGCGGCGTAATGTTCAAGCACCTTGTTTCCTTCCACAGCAGGCGACCCAGTTTCTCTAGTGTTTCGGTGTTGTTGGGCCAGCCGACCGTGATTGCAGTCTGGAACCATTCTTGGCATTTGGTGTCCGGGTGAAAGTCGGCAAGTCGAGTGAACGGCACGGTGCTAGTCGTGCTGGAGGTGGTGCTGGTCGTCGTAGAAGTTGTTGTTGCTGTGAGCTCTTCTGCGCGGTCCTGTAGTTGTTCGGGTGTCAACATCCCGAGCGTGACCGTGGAGGGCACAGACGGAGCCTCAAGGGTCACTGTGGTGTCTTGGACGCCAGTGATCGCCCAAAGTGCGCACAGTCCATAGGTGCCGAATGCTAAAAGTGCTAGTCGTTTAAGGTTCATTTAGTAGTCCTCTAATAGGTCCGCAACTGATTTGCGGGTGCTGAAGAATCCCTCCAGCATTGGTTTCTGCATGATCTCTCGGGCCATAAAGGCGCGGTAATTGTTGTTGAACTTGAACTCGCTACTGGGGTCGTTAGTGATTGCGTGTTCGTAGCGCAAGACTTCAATAAGAGCTGCGATGCCGTAATGCGTGTATCCGCGGTGCATCAGCTGGTAGCACATTTTGGTGAGGGTCGGCATGACCCAAGGGTTTGCCTCTTTGAAGGCTTCGTATTTGAGCATCTCGGCTGGTACAGCGAGAACGTCAAAAAGGGATTGTTGCATTGCTTCCTCCTGCGGTCGGGGTCCCGCTATTACGGGACGCACTTGGTTGCCAGTCATTTGACCGACTCCCAAACCGAATGTCAAGTCATTGAGCAAATATTTGGGCGAACGCGTCCTCAACTAGTTTGGGGTTGTCGGCCATAAGCGGCGAGATCTCTACATGAGTCCAGTCCGCACCGGGTGTGCCTCCGTTGCGTGTAGGGGTCCAAGCCTTCCAAGCATCACGGTCGCATCGGTACCCAGCCCCAAACTTGGTGAGGTTTGGTAGTGGGCATCCTGTGCCGTCGTAAGCGTGGATCTCTTCAATGCCTAAAAGGTCGCGATGCTGAAACAGGAATTCGACTAAGGCTTTGCGTTGGGCCTTGGTGCCTTTCAGGTCGGTGGCTCGCCACGTGGCGTGGACGGACAGCTGCGGGCCTGAGCGCATCGGTCGGTTCGCGTAGATGCCGATGTTCTTTACACCGAACAAATACTCACAGAACTCTACGAATCGTTTTGTGCCGGGGCGGGGTGTGGGGTGGTTGCCGTCAGTGCTTCCTGTGTACGGTCTAACTGTCATGATCTTTGTCCTTGTCCTTAAGGCCGTTGGAGGCAAGTAGTCCTGTTAGTGCTCCAGCAAGTACGAGCATGACGCTTGAAAGCGTTTCCCAGCCTTTGGAGTCGTTTGGTGACACTTCAAGCGGTTGCACGACGAAGGTGAGCGAGTACAGGATCATGCCGACGGACATGATGAAAGTCAGCGACAGTGCGAATCCGACCATGAGTACTAGGCGGGCTTTGATCTCTGAGTTGGTGTATTTCTTCATGGTGTGGTTGCTCCACTTGTGGTGTCACATCTGGGGGCTTCGGGTTTGGTTGTGCAGTCGCCTCGAGTGCGGTCGCTACACCCTGTAACGACGAACATTAGGACAACGGCGAGAGCTGCGATCACGGCAAGCGTTTTCACGGTGTATCAGGGAAATCGGCTTCGGGACCTGCGGTCCATGATGCAGGGAAGTCTCGTAGGGCTTGACGGTATGTCGCCCATGCTTCACGGTCTACTGGTGAGTCGGCGACTTGTGTCCAGTCAGACTCTTTAAGTAGGCGGTCAC